CTTCACTCAACATTGCACAAAATGTAGCTAACGATTACATAGACCAGGGTTATGATGATGTACGCATTGAGCGGGTATCGGTATGAGTATGCAAGAGTTTGACGGCAACGCCTGCCCTAATTGCTTAGACATTATGGATAGTAACGCAACGCAGCTACGCCCTATCTGGTCAGATTATTATGATGACGTGGTATGCCTTACTTGCGCCGAGGAGATGTTGCCACGTGATTAACCTATCGCTTGAACGTATGGCCGAGGTAATAAAGCTATCACTAGAGCCTATCCCTTATTGGGGGGTGGACAATGAGCAGGAAACCGAACGGCCGTAAGCTACGGCCACGTGAGCAACAGGCAATAGACGCACAAAAGCTATTCGCACACCTGACACACGACGGGTCACTATGGGACAACGCGCTATGCGCGGGTGCTACCTATCCCGATTGGTGGTATCCCGCGACAACTAATCACATCACACTTGATGAGATAGCTACGGCGGGTATGGCACTAGAAATCTGCACGGCCTGCCCGATCCGAGAACAATGCCTAGAGGTAGGTATGCAAGATGATGACATACGTTATGGTATCTGGGGCGGGCTACTAGCGGGTGAACGCCTGGCAATACGTGCCAAGCTAACCCGTAAGAAACTAACCAATGCTGAACGTATGGCAGTAGGCGGGGCACGTATCGTACGTGAACGCTTGAGTAAGATGAATGGAGTCAAGTTATGATTAAGGAATTAAAGTTAAAGCGTATGATCCGCAAGGATCTACAATACCTAGACGGGTTACAGCACCTAGTGATGAATGATCCTACCCCCGATAGTGATAATGCTATGATCCGTTACCTACTGGATAGCATTGAGTGGTTAGATAGCTTTAATGAGTAACTATGAGCACCTATGGATAGATAGTGATGACGGTTATGATGTATGCACTATCTGTAACGCACGTATTTACCACGGCGTAGCTTATGACCGTGAAGATGACCACGATACCCGCACGATCCGAGATGAGGAATAATGTTTAAGCTGCATAACCCGATAAAGTCTGATGACTTAGAGTGGTACACAGTAACGTCACACCCTTGCCCTACCTGTAACACCACCGTATCCATAGAGATACGCCCTGACAAGCTGTACGCATACAACCAGGGCGCATACGCGCAAGAGGTATTAAGTGAGCACGATCCTAGCGTACGTGAACGGTTCATTAGTGGTATGTGCGATCCGTGTTGGAAGGAATTGTATAGTGAGTGGGGTGATGATGAATGAAACCTATGCTGCACCCAATAACTATTAAAGATACCTTATTCTACTTAACTTACCGTGAGCTATGTGCGCTCTCTAGGCAACTTGAAAATGCCGTTCAAGAAGCTGACGTGCTTGAGTACGTTGCCAGTAAGGAACGCGCCCAATGAAGCTGCTTATGATTTACGTGGTGACTATGCTTACCCTGGCTCTAGTGATTAGGTACACAGACTAGTGCTACAGATTAGACCAACAGAAATTAAGGCCGTATCCGACCTGCTATCGCAGGAACACGAAAGCGTAGATGACCTGGCAAGATCCGTCATTGAGCTGATTGACAGTATGCGTTCCAAGCGGGACACCTACGTGCTAGTACAGATTGAACCCTCGCTTAGTGTGGCTAAGGCTATAGGCCCGTACGCTACGTCTAACCAAGCGATCAAAGACATACCGACTAAGCTCACCAAGTATGACGAGCGCAGCCGTGCTTATTTGGCAAAGCTACAAGATCCGTGTATGATAAACATTAGTTAGAGTCCCTATCCTCTCACTAATTGCAAGCCCCTAGCGTACTCCTATCCGCTAGGGGTTTTTGCATTGACCCTAATCACACAGTCCCGTATGTCCAGCCCTAGCTGGCAAACAACAATGCCCCGAACCAATTAAGATCCGAGGCATTGCCTAATCCGATAGCCAGCTTCCCCTCTGGTATCGGAAATCTATTTAGTTGTTATCAGACACTATAGCATTGGCCTGGGAGTTAGACATAACCCGCCGTGAGGTATACGCCCAAGGACTTTCGCCACCTAGTACCTTGACCATACGCTTGAGTGATCCGTTGATCCGTCTATGTATGGTGGTATCAGACAAGTCAAACACGGTAGCTATCTGCCCCAATGTCATGTTCTCCTGGTATCTCATCTCAAGTATAATCCTATCGTCAGGATCTAACTTATCCATAGCAGAGCGTACGTCAATGATAGAGATCAAGAAGTTACCACCAGTAGCGGGGTCACCACCACCACCAGAGACCCGTATCTGCTGGGTAGCTTGCTGCTCATTGGCTTCATTCATGTGAGCGATTAGCTCCTCGACTATGCCAATGTTATAGAACGCTTCATCCCTGGTCTCATACCCAACGGCCTTGGCCTTACGGCTACGGCAATACCTATCTGCCTCACGTTGCATGGCCTTAGCGCATTGGCGTATGCCACCCTTGCGATCCGCTGATTCTTGTTCATGGTTTAACCATTCCTTAATCTTATGGGGTCTCTTAAGTGCCCAGATAATAAGCTCTTGCTTAACATCTGCAGAATCAAAGTAGACTGCGTACCTATTATGTATCTGTCTGGCTACTGTTGCCGCTATCTCATCAGCTTCCACTAACCATTGATCGTTCACTTACCCCATACCTTCCCTTCAGCAAAGAAAGAACCATCACGTGCGATAGGTATGAGCTGCGGTACTACGGTCTTACCGTCTACCCATAGGATACCGAAACCCTGTTGCCAGTTACTTATGCCAGCCTTTAGATAGCTTGCTTGCTTGGCATCCATTAGGTTACCCACTTCCATACCCCATAGGGTACGTGTAGGCACACCAGAGAACGATTCAGTGTGGTGTACCAGACCCATGCGGTGTGTATGGCCACATACCACGCTCTTACCAGTCTTCTTGGCCAGGTTAAGGGCAGTAGTGCCACCATTTTGAGAGATGTTACCCTCATCACCGTGCATTAGTATCCAACCTGGTGCTAATTCGTATGGCTTCTTATGGTATTTGATACCAAGCTCAGGAAAGCGTAGGAAATTACCAATCTCTAGCTCAGGTAGGGAGATAAGGCCAGGTGCGCGCATCATAACGGTATTAAACAACCGATCAGTGTGATTACTGCGTATCACATGGTCTACCTTTAAGGATTCAAGCACAGCAACGGTAGTATCACGGTCACGGCCAATGGTACGCTCGTATTCTAGTGGTGTACCCTGTGCCCAACGGCTAATGGTTTGGAAATCCATCTCATCACCAACAGATACCACGGTATCAGGCTTGAACGCACGAATGAATGTAGCTACGTTAGCAACAGCGCGCCTGTCATGGTAGGGAACTTGCAGGTCTGAGATGCAGACGATAGCTTTCATTTTAGTCCTCTAGTTTAGGCCACGTGCCATCAAGCACCATGAGTGCAATGATGCCGTAATTGGCTAGATCAAGGAATGAATCACGAAGTGACTCATGCTTAGGGTCTTGGTTCTCGTCAATCAAATTGTTAATGCGAGAGATCTTGTCATAGATACGTACCCGTAAGCCATTAAGCGGGCCACCAGGGGCACGTGCAATGTTAAGTGGGCCGTAGTCCTCTTGCTTTGAGATCAATACATTGCCGCAGTGGTCAATAACATCCCACATGTCAATGGCAAACTGTTGCATACTTAATTTCTTGTCGGTGGTACTTGGACTAAGATAGTCCCACTCGTCGTATCCACTTGGATAATCCCCAAACCCATCGAGGTAAGGCACGTGATTAGGTTTTCCCAGTCTGTCTTTGTCACTCATCTTCTTCCTCTATTTCCCCACAATATTGAAACCATGGATGATCGTCACACTTCTCATAATAGTAACTTACAAACTTGCCTTTGGCAATGGGTCGCTCAACAATAAGGTAGTCCTGCTTAACTAGGAACGCAGGTATCTCAGCTCCGTCTGCAGGGCCACCGTAATACGTGTAAATCATAGAACCAGCGTATCTACTGGCCCTTGGCACGTAGGAGAGTACCTAATAGAGGCCTTCACAGCCTCTCTAACACGGTTACGGGGACTATCCCAGTCACGGGTAGTGAACAATGACCCCATTGCATAGGCGTAGCCTGATCCCGTGGCTATCATGTCGTATTCTGCTACTGACCAGCTCTCTGTAGTGATCTCAAAGAGCCTGCCACCTACACCAACAAGGAAATCAGCACCATTTTCCTCAGTGTTAATGTCTACCTTAAATAATTCTGCTGCTTTCTGTATAGCATCACAGAAATCTATGCGTAGCCAGGCTTCAAGGTTCTCATACACTGGCTTGGGATAGGTAATCAGGTGTGCAAGCTGACCTGTACCCTGGGATGCAGAGTAACCCATAATTATGGGTCCAACCTTGTGTATCTTAGGTGTAACAATGCTACCTATGAACTCTTTGTCTGACATACCACGGTCACCAGCCATGTAAACCTTACCGTTGTGGGCTATGCCCACTATGATCGTCATGCCAGCGCCCTTTCACGTAGCCATTCCTCGCCACCGTCCAAGAACACCTGGTTTACATCATGGTTCTCAGGTAATGAGATGACTACTGCCTTATCCAAGTCCTCTTTGATGCGCTTGGCCAACTCCATGCCAGGGTTACGGCCATCCTCTTTCAAATCATTGTCTGCAAAGATAACAATACGATCAAACCCTTCAAACATCTTAGGAAAGTGTGGCTTCCATTGGCTTACGCCAGCAATACCCACAGCAGGCACACCCACAAGAGCAGACATAACCAAGGTATCCAACTCACCCTCGCAGATAGCAATAACATCTGAGCTTTTGTGTAGGTCAATGACGTTATACATCCCAACCTTTTGACCAGTAGGCCACAAGTATTTAGGAGAGCCTCCGTCAACTTTACGAAACTTGATACCAACAATCCCAGTGGGAGTACGATAAGGGATACTAAGACAGCCAACAGCATGCTCATGGCCAGGCGCGGGGTCATTTACTGTACCTAGGCGGAACATACCTGCGGCTTCCTTGGTTATTCCTCGACCTAGCAGGTAAGAGGCCGTTGCTTGATCCAGTGTTCCTGCGTACTTCTCTGCGGTTTCCGTTAGCAATAGCTTCTGCTCTTGTGACAGCATCCTTAAAACCTATCTCTTCCTTCTTGGATACCACGTCATACACATCGCCATCGAACTGGCAGACAAAGCAATGGTATCGTTGCTTGTCTATGTTCACTGTTGCACTTGAGTGCGTGTCCTCATGCAGTACACACCGCATTGAGATGTAGCCATACTTGTTAGGTATTGTTGCACCGTAGTGCTCTAGTACCGTGGCAAGGTCAGGCTTGTCGGTCATAGTAGCTTGAGCACCAAGTCGCATGGATCTCCACCCTCATCCCATTGCTCACGCTCTTCATCGGTTGCGTACTCGTAAGTACCATCGTGAGTAGCGCAAATGCTATCTGTTACCCACCCCTTTTGGATACCGTATTGTACCCAATCAGCACGTTCATTCCATTGTTCAGTGTTCACTGTTGTCCTATCCATTGTTCGAGGGTTTGTACTACCCATGCTTGGTCAATGCTTGCTTGACGGCGCTTAACAATGACGTAGGCTGGTGGCACTGGGGTAATACCACGTGCCTTTGCATAGTTCTCGGCCTCAACTGTAGCCTCTCGCCAAAAAGCTGGTAGGTCCAGTCGTGCAGTAGCCTTAAGTTCAAGTACGTAAGGTGAGCCTGACACAAAACAAACGATGTCACCTTCGTCTGCCTTTCCTGCAAGCCGTAAACGCTCCGCAGTAATTCCTTTATTTCGCAACCACTTGAGAACTGACGTTTCAAAATTGGCTCCTTTTGCTTTAGCTGCTGCCTGTTTACTTGCCATCGTCATCCTTAAAGATTTCATTCCAGCACTCAGGATGAGTGCCACTAATTATCTGCTCACGTATTGGTGCAAGTAGATCAGGAAAAGCATCTTTAGCATCAGCACCATTAAGATACCTAGTGTAATCATGTTCCCAAATAGTTAACATGCCATGCTTCTTACAGCTTGGGCAGTCTTTAGTTACGTATGTCTTGTAGCTCACGATAATCCTCTCCAGTATTCTGCATTGCTACCACCTTGGCGATCGTTGTACAACGTCATGCGAGAAGCATCAGCATACAACACCGTAAAGTTAGCACCACTTGCACTGTTCTTAGCAAAACGATTCTTAACACACGCTATGCGGTATTCATTAGTGTCATGGTCCATTGCTACAGTAAGGATCATCTCAGGTAACTGGCTGATCTTACCCTGAATAGACTTGCGTGATGGTGGTAGCTCTGGTCTACCTTCACCCTCTGACGTATGGTGCAACAGAAATACTGCTGCTTCTGTTTGCCTGGCCACGTGGTGCATAGCCTTGGCTATGTCACGCATACCAGTCCACTCATTGTCGTGTAGTGCAGCTACGTTCATTAAGTTGTCAATGATAATCAAGTGAGGGTATTCCCCAAACGCTTCACCGTACGCCTGGATAGACAGATCAATGTCATCCAAGGTAGGTGATGGATCAAAGCTGAACTGTAAGTTCTTCAATGTTTCCAGTTCGTCTTGGTAAAACTCATACCCGTTGCCACTGTTGAATGATTCCTCAACACTGGACACCTGATTACCTGTGATAACTGCGGCAGCTCGGATCGCTGTGGTGTAAGCATCTGTATCAGCACTGACGTACAGTGTTGGCACATCTGACTTAACCGCATAGAACAAAGCAAGCAATGACTTACCACTATTGGGTTGGCCAGCAATCATGGTTACCTGTCCCCTACGGAACCTGACACCATCATTAGCCAACGCAGGAAACAGATCAGGAAGTAGTTGCGCTCCACTCTTTTGCTTGTTCGCTGCTTGAGCGAGAGTCAACATCGTCTAATCCTCTCCTACGTTGGTGTAATACTATTTGCTGTACCCTCGATGGAGTAACGTCAAGTAGATCGCTGAGGTCTTCATAAGTAAAACCCCAACCATCTTTCAACTTGAGCACTATTTCAAACGACGCAGGGTGTACCTTAGTTCCCTTGCGTACGGTCATTTAGCTTCGGACCCACTGTGGATCACACTTGTCAGCAGCACCCTTTTGTGCTGAACACATCCAAGCTTTCCAGTCCTTGCCATTCTTACTGCCAGTCTTCCACTCCATTGCACCGTGACGGCACATAGGTGCAGATGGTGCGGCAGATGAAGCATCCTGAACTGGTTGCTGTACTGGTGCTGGCTGTTGTACCTGCACTGGTACTTGCTGTGGTGCTACTTGCTGTACTGCAGGTGCTAGTGGGATATGCTGTGCAATAGTCTGGCCCGTGGCCAGGGCCTGCTCAACAGAAATGATTACTGCCACTAGATCACCCATGTCATTGAGTGCGCTGATGAACTCTTCGGTACTGCTGGCGTACACGTTGTACAGTGCGCCCGATGCTGTCTTGAAGTTGGCCTGGAACTTAGTGCTTTCTGGTGCGCTCATTACTTAACCGCTTTCTTTGTGGTTTTTCCTACTGGATTGGTTGCTTTCTTTATTGCTTCTCTAGCTGTTGCCTTTGCAAGGCGTGAACGAAGTGATGCGTTTTCTAGTCTTACTATGTACAATTCATCCTGTAAGATCTGGATTTTCTTTTTACTTTTACTAAACATTTATTTCCTTCGGGTTTGCTATTAGTGCTAATGGATCTACGGCATCCTTGAAGTCCCCGCCATAGGCGTAGCAAAAGTCTTTCACTGAGCAGTAGCTACACATCATGCTCAAGTTTGGTAAGAAGATCTGGTTCTGCACCGCAAACTCAAACTGCCTAAACAGTTCAGTAAACAGTGGGTATGTCCAGTTGTTAAAGCCTGCTGCTGGTAGCAACATGACGTTACGTGCATCATAATAATAACCCTGACTTGGGCGTAAGCCAAACTGCTTCTCAATACTGCAGGCATACAATGCCAACTGCATTGCATTGGTTGGCATGTTAGCACCAGTCTTAAAGTCAATGACTACAAGTTCACCATCAGGAGTAACGGCAACCAGGTCAACGAAAGCTTTAATGCGTACGTCACCGTAATCAATGTTTAACTGTAGTTCGATGGCTTTGATACCTTCAGGAGTTTCCCAAACCTGCCAGCCTGACTGTTCCCAGAACTCAATGAAGTTGGCAACCATCTCTGGACCTTTCTCAGCCCACCAGTCACCGTTCTCTTTATTAGGCCAAGCCTTACTGGTTCTACCGCCAGCTTTCCAATCAACAGGGTTAGTGCCGTACTTCTCTTGCTCGGCACCGATGCTTTCATTGAAAGCCCTTTCCCATAATAGTTTTACGTTAAGCATCAGGTAGTTCTCCCTTGAGGTAGCGTTCTGCTGCTAGATGGAAGGCTGACCCTCCGACAAAGTACCAAGCTGTTTCAGTAGGTACCTTTAATTCCCGTTCAAGTTGCCATGACTTACCGCACTTGACCCAGGATGTAAATGACGAGAAGGATCTGTGTCCTATCGTTGTTTCTTTTAATATTCCCATGTCACACACTGTACACACAACGAGTACACAATGCAAACGAGCTTGGTAACGCCGTGATTTGACAAGTTCCTTGAAGGTGTGAGTATACTACGAGCACAAGCGAGTAAACAGGTAGGGCGGTTTCACCGCCCAACAGGGCCATGGTGCGTAAACCCCTTAGTTATGCCCCCAGGAACGACAAAAAGGGCCACCTGATACCGAAGTACCAAGTGACCCTTAAAGTCGCTCTACGTGGCGCTGTGCGCCAGCAATGGGTATGTTACCCCACTGTTTACTGAGTTTTATTTAGCGCTAATTATAGCTGCTGGATCTAGGCCTCCGCCTTTTTTCCAACCTGGACCAGCCTGTAATTCCATGTGAAGATGTGGACCTGTGACATTTCCGTCTGCTCCCACCTTCCCAATTACATCTCCAATTTTTAGGTCCTGGCCAACCTTAACGCCATAGGATGACATGTGGGCAAAGAGAAGGTGTCCACCTGGAACCTTGACTAGCACGGAGTGCTTGCCAAAAGCTGCACCCCATACTTGACCAACCTTGGCTACCCTGCCAGCAATAGGGGCAACAACTACTGCGCCAACTGGTGCAGCATAGTCAATTCCTTCATGCTTTCCGCTGGACCAGCGATCTCCCTTTATACCAAAAGCGGTCGTGGCCTTGTACTTCTTGTCCTGCATTGGTGAAGCCATTATTTTACTTTTCCGTACCGTGCATCCATACCGTTAACATAGTTAATTGCTACTGGAAGTGCAGCACCTATGGCAACAATAAGAATTGGGTCTAGATTAAAAGATGTAAGGTTGTCTAGTATGTAAACAAGTGAAGCACCTAGTGCTGTCTTAAAGATACCACCTAGCGGGCTATCGGCTAACCATATACCAAACTTACTGATTTTTTCTGACATGTTCCTTGAACTCTCCTTTGAGTTGAGATAAATCATTACTTACGTTGTCTAGCTTTACATCCATGTGTTTCAAATTATCAGAGATGTGGTTAACTGCTTCACGCAGGCCACCACCATTGGGTCCAAACTGGGATTCAATACGGTCAAGTCTTACTTCCAAAATATCTGAACGCGCAGCGCTGTTAGCTTGGTGTTGATCTATCTTTCGCCAGATCTTCCATAGCGCAAACAACATGCCCCCCACAATAGATACTATTTGTGCAACACTTGCCCAGTAATCAACACCCATTAGGTTGTTCTCACCGATACGTAGATGATTCCACCAAAGCCCTGGAACCTGCGGTCAGGTGGGGAGATGCGGTCAAAGGTTATCTTTTCAATCAAACCTTCTATTTGCTCACCGCTAGTAAAGTCCTGGATGGTAATGGTGTTACCGTTGGACTCAATATCTTCTAGTGCAGATAAGCGTGACCAGGCACGGCCATCCCAACCAACCATGATGTTGTTACGGTCTTGCTCAAAGTCATAGCAAAGTAATGGTATTGAAATACTGCGAGTTCTTTTGTTTGCAGGCAACGCCTTAACTTGGTAACCAACTATGCCACCACCCTTGGATGTGTCCACAGTGCTACGGCCAAGGGTAAACCTAAAGGCTAATTGCTCTTGAGCTGTAGTGATGTTAGTTGTAAAGTCTTGATCTGCTGAAGCCGCGCTACCTACGGTAATAATACTTGCTACATCACCATCTTTAGCTATGGTTGAGATAGCAACCGTTCCCTCAAATGGGGAAGCAATGCGAACCTTAACTAACTTAAAGTGCTTCTTCTCCATGGTGTTGTAACGTATTGCGCCAGTGTCTATGTAACCAGATGCAACGAGCTGAGTTGGATGTTGGAAGTACAAGCCACTACCCTCAACCACAAAAGCAAGGCGACCAGTTTCACCAATAAAAGCAACACTGTTGCAGTTACCAGTTGCAGATGATGCAAGGTCATTGGCATACGGGTATAAACCATCAGTGTTTGGAGCAGACAAGTCAATGCGGATTAAACCAGATTTACCGTCAATACCTTGAGTTACGGTTGCGTAAGCAAAGCGATCTTGGAAAGCAAAGCCAGTAATGTGGTCGTTAGAACCTTGTTCGTAAGTTAGACCACCGTAGGCTATGTTACCTGCGGTATCTATTAAACCTACACGTACACCCTTGTTAGTTCCGATCAACATGTACTTACCAAGGTATGTTCCAAGGCTAGTTACATGTTCTTCATCTGGGAAGTCTGCTGCTGTTACGGCATTAGTTAGTGTAGGTAAAGTGCCATCAGTGTTAAGACTTATCTTGTAAATAGCCGAAGACGTGCCAGCATAACCTGAAGCATAGATAGCAGTTGGACCTTCAACAATAGAAGTCCATTTCCAGTTTGCATTAGGATGGTCGTAAATAGCTGTTGGAAGTGTCGGCCCAGTGCCAGTTAGTTGATACAGTTTGTCAGCAATGCCAGCAAACAGACGTTGCTTAACCCAACCCATAGATACATTAGATGAACCAGTGTTCCAGGCAAGAGTTCCAGTACCTGAGCCAGTTAATAGTCCCTTGTAAATACCAGTGCTGTTAGCTGCGTAGTAGTTAGTTCCATCTTGGGTCAAGGCAACTATGTCAGATCCTGAACCACCGTAAGTTACAGTAGTCGTAGATCCTGTGGCACCAGTAGGGGCAACGCGCTTAAGCGTTGCACCGTCAGATACAAATACACAAGATACATTGTTGCCATCAATAGCTCCAGTAATTTGGCTCTCGCCAGATACGGCTAGTACGTTAGCCACATCGGGCAACAAAGTTGCTTCGCCTGGAGTCCAAACATCTACACCGTTTGACTTATTGAATCGGTAGATAACATCGTCACCCTGCAATGGCTCAAGGTAGTTAATACCTGCGCCTAAATGCCAAGAAGACTGGGACCGAAGCCACCAGCCTTCAAAGGTCTGCTCACCTGGTTGTTGGGTGAGATCCAACTGTTGCCGTTTATAGGATGCAGTTTCCCTGTGGTACGGGTACTTGTCTGAGGCACCCAAAAAAAATGGTTCGCCACCAATAGCTACGTCGTACACATTGTTTTGATTTGTGTACAGAACTGTAGTTTCAGGTGGTCGGCCTATTGGACTTACTGGATCGTCTGTAATACTAAATGCAGTATTTGAATTTGCACTTGGATTAAAATAAAATGTTGTTGCAGTTCCACCACTTGACCAAGTACCAGACAAAGTGGAAGGTGGTAACAACACAGTAAAAGATGATCCACTGCAAGAGGCAATTTGAACATTAGAAACATTTAGTGTTGTTGGTGTAATACCAGTAATGTTTACACCATCACCAATATTAAATAAGTTAGTTGCTGTAAATACTACAGATTGATATGGTTGGGGACTGGTTGCATTTGTTATTGCAACACCAGTTATTGAAGCAGTTAATCCTACGGTTGTCATTTAGATTCCATATTTCCATTCTGTGCCATTCCAAACGCGAGCTTGAGCAGTTACCCATGCGCTGCCATTCCAAACTTTTGGGGTGCCATCTACCCATGCACTACCATTCCAGACATTTATGATTCCACCTGGTCGTGCAGGTATAGCACTTGTTATGGTGTGCGTTGGTGTAACGCCATTGTAAGTTCCAGAAACAGTTGCTGTAAATGTTGCAGTACCTGGACTTGTACCGTAAGAACCAGCAGTATAGGTGTATGTGTAAGTTTTAGTTGCACGTAAAGTATCTAGCCCACCAGCTTGGTTATTGGTGTATGCGGTAGTACCAGATATATTTCCACTGTAAGTTAATGTCTGAGAATCAGCATACGAATATTGATTTTCTGTATAAATTTCTACAGTTGCTGTTACTGTTGTTGATGCACTAGTGACAGCAGACCATGTAACGGTAGACATGCCAACACGCATACCGTTACCACTGGCATACTCCCAAGCACCATAAGTTGAAACTGCCATGCTAGCTCCTAGTAGTCAATCCAGATATCATAAAGAGTTGGACTTGCTGGTGTTGAAGTTTGAATAAATACTTTGGCTCCAGTGCGACTAGTTTCTAGTCTGCTATTTAACTGTGTTTGAATAGCAGAAGTTACGCCGTTAAGATACCCAATTTCTGCAGCAGTAGTAGCAGGCGAAGCAACGTTTCCACTTGAGTTAGTTACAACAGCGCGTGAAGCAATAAGATTCGCAAGTGCGCTAATTTGAACACCAGTGCTACTAACTCCGTCAAGTTTATTTAATTCCGTAGAGGTAACAGTTAGCGCAGCCCCACCATTTAACGTGCCACCAGTAATTACTGGACTTGTTAGACCTTTATTGGTTAATATGTCTGAGCTAGTAGGGGTTACTACGCCACTTAGTTTAGAAGCAGCAATGGCAGCGCTAGCACTAATGTCAGCATTAACAATAGTTCCGTCGGCAATGTTTGTCGAAGTAATAGTTCCAGACGCTATATCAGAACCAGTTACAGTTCCGTCCAAGATATTAGTTGAAGTTATAGTTCCAGTTGCTATGTCAGTTCCAGTAATGGTTCCATCAACAATGTTTGCACTAGTTACAACAGAGCCAGTAATAGTTCCAGAAATAGTTGGTGAGGCAATAATTGGACTAGTCAAAGTCTTATCAGTTAATTCTTGTACGCCAGTTGTGGTAACTACAGGTAAGCCACCTTTTTGAAGCGTGGTTGCATTAACGGTTCCACCAGTAATGGTCTTATTGGTTAGTGTTTGTGAAGCAGTTGTTCCGACAACGGTTCCACCACTTGCACCAGCAGGACCTGCAACTGCAAGTCCATGAATGTCAGCTTCAGCAGCAATGTGAGCCTGGGCTTCAGCCATGTCTCGCGCAGAAATGACATGCTTTACTGGTTCACCTGCAGCGTGAGCCTGGTCGTTTGTACCATCTACGCCACGACCAGCTATGTTAGCGCCACCAGCAACAGTTGTACCTACGGTTAGAGTAGATCCAGATGCACCAACAATGGTAACAAGTTCTTCGTTACTTAAGTCGTAACCAACGGCAAGTGTGTATGGGTATGAAGTTGGAAAACCCGCTGTTGATCCAACAACAAGTGTAAGGTCGGAACTTGTAATTGAAAAACTTAATGTTGTATCAACGGCAACTGATGAATAATAACGATTTACTGCTGGCATGGTTTACCTATCTTGTGTAGTGAACGCGGACTGGGAAGTATTCTTGCTGACGACGTATTTCAGAACTTAAGCGATCCTTGTACTGAGCAAAAAGATAACGGGAAACTTGAGCGCCAGCACCTGATGGGCTTGACTGGTCAAGAGCATCGGCCTCAACGGACATACCTGTAACACGTGCTTGATCTAGATAAGCGGCTACGCGGTATGAAGCACCTAAAAGGATAACTTCCTGGGCAGAGTTAGGTAAACCTGAATCTGTAAAGTCATCTGAATTAAGTACAAGCTGGCTTGGTTGCTTAGAGTAAACTACGTTTACTGTACGGCCAGGAACAATACCATCGTAGATGGATAGTGATTTACCTGTGTTAAATGTCTGTGGGTTTGCGGTCTTATCAATGCGCCAACGGCGTACTGGTAACCATTCCTTTGTAGGTCCTACGGTCTGCCAGGATACGGCAAGCACATCTACTGCGTCCGAAGGTAACTGGTAGGTAGAGCGTGTAGCCACAAATGAGAACGTGGTGTAGAACGTACCGAATAGGTCAGGGTACACACCATTGATGGCATTGTTGATTGCTTTCTTAACTACTACCCGTGGGTATGCAGGGCTAATAACAACACGTGCACCAATAGCGTGTGGTGCTACCGTTGAGTTACGAAAGCCACGGCCAGATGGTGCAACATAAGCAATACCATTGGCACGGTCAAAGCGGTCAACCCATACAAGTTCATCGTCAATTTCTACAAGGCCACGGGACAATACAGTTCCGTCTTGCACTGTGAACTGAAGCGCTGATTCGTTTATAGCAGCCGTTAAGAATGTTGCTTGATCCTGGCGCTGTGTATAGCCAGCCACATTGATGAGTACCTCATCAACCATGTCTCCAAAATTCATGCCGTAATCCTCGCTGCAGCTTCGTTAACGCCGAGACCAGAAGTCCCAGCAAGTTTGTTTAGTGCACCTTGAGTAGCAAGGCCAGATGTTCCAGCCTTTTTATTCAAAGCACCCTGAAGAGCCAGACCGCTGGTGCCAGCCCAAATATTTGCAGCACCTTGAGCGTCATAACGTGGGACGTTACTAGAGTTTAATGTCCCAGCCAAACGATTAAGGTGGTATTGCATTGTGCGTCCATCACCAGCAGCCATAATTACTTACCCTTCTTTTTAGAATTACTATTACTTAGATCCGCCAACGCCTTCGTAACCGCCACCTGGTTTGTCAGGCTTGCCAGTTAACTTGTCATTGATCTTTCCAATTTGAGTCTTGTTGCATCCACATTCAACGCACATGTTACTTTCCTTTCTTTTTAGCAGCGTTCATGTTGTCTACTAAATTTGGGTATGGTCTACCAGCAGCCTTGGCTTTAGCCTTAGCGCTAGACTTTTGACTTGATGTTAAAGGTTTAGATTTTGTATTTGGGTTTGGTTTATCCCATACTTCTTTCTTCACCATTTCTCCTTGTTTGCCCAGTAAGCTGCAGACATTTTGCCTTTAGCAATGTTTTTTGCATGACGTGCCTTAAACGCTTCGTTGCGTTTAGAACCATCGGGAGAACCAGAGACACCTTGTTGACCAAAGCGAATGGTCTTAACCTGTGTGCCTTCTTTAGCCACAACAACATGTGACTTAGTTGGATGACTTGGTGTACGCTTTGGCTTGTTGTAGCCAGAGACACCAGCGTTCTTTAAGCGTGGATCGGGAGTATTAGCCATTACAGACCAACTTCTTTCATAGTATTTGCAGTTGCTTTATCTATCGTCTTAGCCGCTGGCATAGTGCCTGCGTCATATGCCCTACCCAAAGTTTCACTAGCCTTTTCAGCCTCAATAATTTGACCCATGCGAGTACCTGCAGGCTGTATGCCTTGTGCCCTGGCGTTAGCGTAAGCATCAAGCTCGCCGTTCCATTTAGCATTAGACATTGCTTTGCCACTGGCTGCATCGCCAGCGTTCATTTGTATGTTGGAAGCGCGCAAGCAATCTCCCCAAGTGGGGTGATCCTGTGTGCGACAACCTGTTCTACATGCCATTAGTTTGTCCCTCTAACATAGTTTTGTAGTTATTTTCAAGCCGTAGGAAATTATCGCTATTAGGGCCCGCGCCCTCCATAGCCAATCTTGCCCACTTCTTAGCCGAACCTTTTTTGTTTAAGTTCCAAGATGATACGGCTAAAAGATCGTAGCAACGCCACTTCCACACTGATTCATTTATCAGGTAATGTGCGCCACATTCAAGTTCATTAACTTTGTTTGCTGCGTCCCAGCAAAGTTGCCATTCTTGATTCTGATAATAGTGGTGCGCTAGGGCAAACCATGATTCAAGTTGATCTGAGGCGCAATCCACATTCTTTAGGAACCAATGTAGGGCTTGTTCTCTATTACCTAACCTGATGTAGCTATCGCCCACAGCGCGACAAGAAGCAGCAGACTCAATGTTCCAACCAGTATCTTCTCGTCCATCGAAGAATACGCTGGCTCGTTCAATGATTTCATCCCATTTTTCATGGAAGTAAAGTTCCCTAATGTAGTAATGCCACATGCGTGGATCATGCGGATCTTCTTCTATCGCAGCTTTTAGCATTGGCAAATACTGACCGCGTGACTTATTGTTGTCTGGCTTGTGGAATACGGTAGTCTCAACTACCACTTCTTTATCCACAGTTCCCATGCTTGTAACCGTAACTTCATGGCATGGCTTTACCCATCGGTATCCATGTCTTGCATGGATCCGATTGTTATTTGCCCAACGGTTATCACCCTCGGTGTTCCAAAATACAAATGCTCTGGTTGTATCTGGTTGCCAGGCTTCGCGAAGTTTATCAAAGAACTCTGGCTCTGGAACTTCGTCTAGGTCCAAGGAAACACACACATCCACGTCAGCAGGCACTAGGGCTAGGGATGCATTACGAGCATCATCAAACCTAAAAGGGCTTACAGTAATGCTGTGGGTTTTTATGCCATATTTGGCCAGCAGTTGCATTGTGTTGTCAGTTGACCCAGTATCTGCTACAATTCTTATATCAGCACCCGCTGTAGCCTTGGCCCAGCGAGCTACGTGCTTTGCCTCATTTAGGGCAATGGCGTACACTGCTATCTTTACCATGCCCAGATTGTATCACACTATGGGCGTAAAGACGATTTGTTTATAGCTACACCCTTACAGCAGTCTGCGTATGATTCGCAATCCTGGGTAGGGCACCCTGTTCTACAAGCCATCTACTTGAACCTTGTCTGTAATTTCCATACCACATGGTCCACAAAAACATAGGTCTGCAGGGTCTTCAAAAGGAATCGCAATGCTTTGGTTTTCACAACCATCTGTGTGACAAGTTAAATTGATAATCACTATTGAGCCGTTCCTGCCGAGTAAGCGGATGTAGTCATTTGTATTGCTTGCCAACCAGCACTTAATGCACTTGTCCATGTCTGCGTAGCCGCACTGGGATTGTAAACATAGTAAGTAAATCCAGTAGTGCTTGAAGCAAGTCCTCTTGGAACAAGGTTTCCAGTGCCAGAAGGAGCGCCCTGCAATGTTGTTATAACAACTGGGGCAACACTAAATCTACTAGCAGGAAAAGTGACAGAAGCATTTGTTTGTCCACTTGCAACAACAGAACCTGTTGCAAAACTAATAAGACCAGCAGAAATTGCATATGGAAGTGGTTTACCACTAGAAGAGTTAGTTGCACTAGTTGCTGTACTTGCATTTCCAATTACACTACCAGTTAGTGTTCCACTAAAACCATTTTGTGCGTAGATATTTCCAATAGAACTTACGTTTCCCGAACCATCTACTTTGAACACAGGTGCAACAGCATCTTGACCATCTGGAGTATTCCTAAGTTCAAATAAATTACCAGAGTGAGTTCCAGCAGCAACGGTTGTATCAATAATAATTGCTGATGAGTTAGCACTTGTTGTAGCAGTAACACCACCAGTTAATGCTGGACTTGCAGAAAATACCAGTGACCCAGTACCAGTTTCATTGGAGATAACTCCAGCAAGTTCTGCAGAAGTTGTAGCAGCAAACTGTGATAATTTACCTGCGGTAGTAGCAATACCAGTTACTGCACCAGTAGTACCATTAACTGAGTTAACACCAGTAACAGCGCCAGTAGCACCATTGAAAGATGCAACATAGGCTAACGGTGTTGAGCCTGTCGCTCCTGTTGCACCTGTTGCACCTGTAGCTCCATTAGTTCCGTTAGTACCATCAGTACCCGTAGCACCCGTTGAACCTGTTGGACCAGTGCTACCTGTAGCACCAGTTGGACCTGTAGGTCCCGTACTTCCAGTAGAACCATTAGTGCCATTGGTACCTGCAGTACCAGTCGCTCCAGTAGGTCCAGTAGGACCTGTCGCACCAGTTGCGCCAGTGGCTCCCGTAGCACCATTCGTACCATTCGTACCATTAGTTCCGTTAGTACCTGTAGGTCCAGTAGGACCTGTTGCACCCGTACTTCCAGTAGAACCAGTAGAACCTGTTGGTCCTGTAGGACCAGTTGCGCCTGTTGCACCATTAGTTCCATTTGTACCAGAGCTACCTGTTGGTCCAGTAGATCCAGTATTGCCTGTCGATCCAGTAGGACCAGTAGGACCCGTTACTGTACTTGCTGCTCCTGTTGCACCAGTTGGACCAGTTGGACCAGTTGGACCAGCGACTGTACTATTAGCACCAGTAGAACCAGTGCTACCAGTTGCACCCGTAGAGCCAGTTGGACCTGTAGGTCCAGGAACCGTAGAGTTTGCGCCCGTAGGTCCTGTAGGACCCGTAACAGAAGGACCAGTTGATCCAGTTACACCTTGGGTTCCTTGAGGACCAATGACACCAAGTTCAATGGTAACGGTTTCTGAGTAGTTAACGTCCATAGTGGTACGTTCAACAGGAATTTCAACAACGGAAGTAATTTCAGTTAATGCCATTACTGGGTTACCTCAGCAATCACGGAAAAGCCACCAGTTAAAATTTTAGTTACTGTGCCACCAGGGGATGTAACCTCAAGGTCGTAAACGTAGTTGCCTGGAGGCAAAGCTGCAGTTTCAACAGCAGTAAGAGTAAGAGTAAATTTACCATCAGTAGTACCAGCAACAATGCGACCATTGGCGGTAGATAGTTCTACAATAACAGAAGCGGAATTAACATCTTGACGGACCTGCATCTTGGCAGAATAACCCGTAACATTGACATAGGAATTGTTGATCTTCCAAGCAGGGGAAGTATTAAAAGTGTCACCTTCATAGATGCGAAAGTTGAAACGCCCAGGTTGCACTATTCCTCCGTAATGTTAGGACCGTAGCCACCGTTAATTAGGCTTGTACGTTCCGCGTCTGTAATTGGATATTTATGTCCACCTTGGTAGAAGCGCACTGCAGCTTCAAGTTCTTCAATACCAGGGGATCGGTAATGCGAGTAAGTTCCGTCACTGTTAAGTAAAACGGTATCTGCTCGGTTAAGACGGTAGCGGTAAAACAATGTTCCACCACCAGCAGGACCTTCTTCAACAGTAGGTGGGGTGAAGTAGTAAGTCACTGCTATCCTTTCAAAAGTTATGGGGGTAGTGCAGTCCCCGCCCATTATATGACGGGGACTACACAGAATTACCTAGGGTTTAATTAGGTAAGGTTGATGCTTGAGGTGGATTCGATACGGTAAAGCGCAGCTTCACGGTAACGCTTCCAGCCAAGTACGCCGTACCATCCGATTGGACGGAAGCGCATCAACTTGTCAACAACTGGGCCAATGATTACATGTGGCTCTTCTGCTACAGCCTCAGCAAGTGCTTGCTGGCCTGCAACGATGGTGCGGAACACGCGAGTGCTTGAAGTACCATCAGTTGTGTTGTATAGACGTGGAGATTCAACGAACATTGCACCTTCGTATGTACCGATGGAGCCTGGCCATAGCTGACCTGCACCTGAATCGTTGTATACGTGGGCTTCGCGCCATCCACCTGCACCAGTCTCAGCACGAAGATCGTGTGAAACTTCAGGGTGGATACCACACCAGTATAGTTCGCCCATACGTGGGACAGCCTTGCCAGCACGAAGCTTGGCTACTGCCTTACGTACGTCAGCGGACTTAAGGGTGTTGGTTGTGCCAATGTAGGCAGTGCCAGTTGCGGCAGTGCCAGTTGAGTTAGCTGAGTAGATTACGTTGCTTCCACCGCGTAGTTCGGTAAGAGCTAGTTCATCTAGTGAGTCAGCCATGTTGAACGCGATGATGTTAGCAATAGCTGGATCAACATCGGACAGCGAGAACAGTTCCAACTTGCGAGTTGCAAGGGCTGCGTTGCCGTATTCGTTCAGTGTTACGGATACAGATGTGGTGTTGCCAAGAGCAACTGCATCTGGATCTGTTGTTTCGGTTAATGCTGTGGTAGCCTTAGCCATGTCGCTGTAAAGCTGGAACACGACTGAGGAACCTGGCATTGCTTGCTGCGCTGGGCGCTTGTCTGCAACGTCGCGGATCAGTGGGATCGCACGAAGCGCAAACTCTACATAGCGGTCATAGGCTGCTTGTACCAAGTTGGTACCGAGCGAGCTGCCGCTTGTATCTGTATATGCGTTAGCCATTCTTTACCCCCTCCTTGGGGGCTAGGGTTTGTTGTAGTTGCTGTTAACGACCTGTGGACATACCAAAGATCAGTTGATCCAGCTCTTCCTTGCTATTAGTTGCAGCTAAACGAGCACCTAAGTCCTCATCACGACTGGAAGTATTAGCAGTAGAAGTGGATTCCTGAATACGGCGAGCCGAATCTGGAGCCACAATGTCGTCTGACTGCCCATTGGTTTGATACCCAAATACATCTGAGTATTCGTCAAGCCATAGAGCAACCTTTTCGGGTGTATCCGCATCTGCTGGAATGAACGCAGCAATCTTTGGATTAACGCCCTTGGTTTCCAGGACGTCCTTTACGGTTCGTGAACGCGATTCTGATCGCAAAGAATTAAGTTCATCTCGGAGCTGCTTTGATTCACGTTCAGCTTTTTTCAAAGCCTTGCGAAGGTTTGCAGGACCGCTTTCTTCTTCGGTATCGAAGTCATCGTCGTCATCGTAATCGTTGTACTGGTTGGCCATAGCAGCCACTCCCTTTCATTTGTTGGGTTTAACGCGAACCACAATACAAGCAGGGGAACCTGTATTGGCTTTCACTATCGGGCTTATTTACGCGCACAAGGGCCGATCGATCCGTGCGGAGTGGATGTGTGCGGAATCGAACCGCGTCCCGTATCTGTCCGTCATGCGGATTTTAGATTCGGTCTAACCTGTCACACCCTTGGGACTAGAACTGTCCCGACTTGCTTGACTTTAATGAACCAGCGGCTACGCCAGACTGTCCACTAAAAGTTGAGGTTTCCATTTGGCCAAGTTTCTGGCGCTTACGCTTTGCAGACTCAAGGCCAGAGAATACTTCTTGTTCTGCTGTTGCCTGGTCGTAAGTTTCGCCGTAGATGTTTCCAAGGTTCTGAGCCGTTGGAAGCATCCCTGCAATAGCGCCGTAACCTTGATCTGCACTGTAGCCAGTGGTAGGACCACGCTGTGCAAATTGCTCACCAAATGTAGTAGCTTGCAATCCTTGCCTAACAGCAGCAGTTCCAAACTCAACAGCCTTGGCTTGCTTTTCTACTAGAGGTAGTGCGCGATCTGGGTCTAACATAAACGCAGTCATCATGCCTTCGTCTATGCCATAGATATCCCTAAGTGCTTTTGTGTATGCAGGATCTGTATTGTTTACAGCGCGAGCTGCTGCATCTGCTCTGGTTTTAATTTCAGCAGGAGAGGTATCTTGGCCAATGAATCCAGCAAAGTCATCTGAGCTGTCATAGAAACCTGATGGAAGCATAGCATCTTTAAGCACACCTCGGTACGAAGCTTCGGCAGATAGGTACTGAGATGGAGTTAGTGGGGTTAAACCATTTTTAATCCGAATTGCGTTAGCAGAAAA